ACAACCTTGGTTTCCCTTAAACCGTCGCCACGAACTCCCAGTCCAGCGTCTCGCACACTTTCTTCCACACCATGTCTTGTTCCAACTGTTTCTCTCGGTCTTTCATCATCGGAATGTACGGCAAATACTGCGTCTGGTTCAACAGAACACAGAGTTGGAAAAGCGTATACGTGCAATTGAAAAAATTCGTCCGGTAAGCGGGGCAGTGGATCGCCCACGGCTCCTGGATCTCGATAAACAAAATGCACAAAGTGTCCTGCAGTTCGTCGCTCATGACCGGGGGTTTGATTCCGAAAATCGAATTGATATATTGGATGTGCTCGAAATACCGGTTGAACCCCAGTTTCTTCAAAATTTCGCGCATCTTCTCGTAGTTGATTTCGCTCGTTAAATCGTGGATTCTCTCTTTCTTGATGCGTCCGCGAATCGCCTCAATGACGTGTGTGGGAATTTGCGTGGTTTCCTTCGCCTGGAATTGCGACAAGATTTCCTTGAAATGATTGAGTCGGACGTAAGCATTGTACGTGACCTCATTGGGCGGTTCCTTGTAAATCGGTTTCTCGTTATCCACAATGTATTGTACGTAGGTAGCGCATTTTTTATTGTTGCAAATCAGGATTCCTTCCTCGTCCTGGGGGATGAGTTCGCCAATGGAACATTTCTGGCAAACGTCGATGCACACACCGCAGTCGGACTGGATATAGTCTTTGTTGACATTCTTCCAATAGTTTTGGTATAAATTCTTGGAATTCTGGTATTTGGGGTTGGATGCCACATCGGTCTCTAATTTGATTTTGAAGAAAGAGTTCAAAATGTTTTTGTTTCCGGAATCGCCACCTGCAGAGATTTTCTTCTTCTCTTCGAAATAGTTGAAAATATAGGGCGCGTTGTTCAGCAAATAATCGTTTTTCATCATTTTGTATTTCTTTAGCTGTTCTTTGATATCACGCAAATTGTCTTTGATTTCCATTTTTTTGTCGATATCGGATTCGTCCAATGCCCGCATCTGACTTTTCAACATAAGTTGTTGTTGCTCCAGTTCCGGAATCGTGTCGGTTTCTACCGCGTGGAATTCATTTAACAATTGGGTGTGTTTTTCGTCAATGGTTATGTTGGTTTGTTGTCCTTTTTTTCTTTTACTGGTACTGTGGTTCGGCATTTGCAATAGTAGATTAGTGGTTGATTTTTTAATATATTATTTTGTCAATTGTTCTTTTTCTCTTAATAAATGATGAATTTGTCTTTGTCTCTTGATAAATGATGAATAAACAAAAATTATTAATCTTTCCATAAAATATAATGTCTCTGTTAACAAAAATGCAATTCAAGTTTGAAAATTTATTCAATCGACTTGTAAGAATGATTCCTTCCTCGTCTGGAAAGATTCTCTACAATAAATGGGTTCTCTATTTCATTTTCGTTGTGGGTATCTACGACATTATCCACTTTTACCAACGAGGAAACACGATGGCCGTTGCGATCTTCTTTATTGTCGGGTTCTTAACATCGTTCTTTAGTAAAAACATGATTGTGGTGATTGTGAGCGCGATTGCGGTCTCTCACATTGTCGCATATGGAAATAAAATGTCGGAAGGGTTTGAAGAAGGCGAAGAAGAAGAAGAAGAAGAAGAAGGATTTGGAATCGAAGAAGATGAAAAGGAAGATGAAAAGGAAGATGAAAAGGAGGATTCGACTGAGAAAGAGGATTCTGAAAAGAAGGATTCGACTATGAAGAATTCGACTATGAAGGATTCGACTATGAAGAATTCGTCTATGAAGAATTCGAAGAAGGAAGACAGCGATAATTTTGAATCAAATATTGAAAAAATGCAAACCCTTCTGGAGCAAACTGAAAAATTATTGTCAGAAACCACTCAACAAGGATTTACGGGAATGAAATCCGCGTATGCAGAGTATCGATAAAAAAATGGATTTTTAATCCATTGTCTTTTTATTTTTATTAATTAAGTAAATATGAAATACAGGTTTTATATAAAATACAGGTTTGATATGATATGAAATGATATGATATGAAATGATATGATATGAAATGAAATGATATGAAATGATATGATATGAAATTTATACAACAACAGACACCTTGAACGAGGCCCATGATTCGGTGTTCAGAGCAACCCCCTCGTCAAAGCACACATACCCCATCCCCATGGGTTCGCCAGTTTTGGGGTCTCTGCATACTTTGGCGCCAATCACTCCAGATTGCAGGGTGGAAAAGTGATTCCACAGTTCGAGCTCTCTGAATTCAGGAGGAATGTTTTCGACAAGCAGGGTGGTTCCGCCAACCATAAATCTGAAATTCTTCTCCTTGTTGTATACATACCGCTCCTCCATCAATTGGACATTCTGGGCGAGTTGGTGGATGTTGACGGTCGTGTCCAAGTACATGCAGTTGGGCGTCTTCTGGGCGTGTCTCAGTTCTCTCAGATATTCGCGGTTTTCGGACAAGATGGCGAGTTCGTCGAGCGTGTCTTGGTCGGTTTGTCCTTGACTTTTAAGGTCATCTCCAAGGTCGAATTCCATCCTGTCAAATCTCTGGGAAATTTCGTCCAAAGTGAGGGTCGTGTCTGGGAACATCTTCTTGTTGGGGAGAAGAACCCAGAACTCGTTTTTGTTGATTGGAGATCTTCGCATCGAATGTCTGTTTGGCAGATACGCTCCGGGATAGACACGATTGTTCAGGATCTCAGAAGTTTCGTAGTAATACACGAACACAGACAAGAAATCACGTTCCGGCTTGGTCTTCTCTACGCGGTCGATCCTGCAAACGATGCCAAATGCTCGGAACACGTAGCAAATGGTGTTGACATCGTAGTCGCGGTGAATGGAGGGAATGTACACGGATTTAAGAGTAAGACCGTCGGTGTTAACGAGGGCGTGGATTCTGTAAATGTTGTTGGTGGTCATTTTTGAAAGTTTTGTTATTTGTTTCGGAAATAATAAATAATATTTAAAATATATGTCTTTATTATTTCTGCAAAAAAAGAGTTCAATTTTAAAGGGAACCAAGGTTCCCTTTTGATCCCTCCTTCTACCCCCTTTTGATCCCTCCTTCTACCCCCTTTTGATCCCTCCTTCTACCCCCTTTTGATCCTTCCTTCTACCCCCTTTTGATCCCTCCTTCTACCCCCTTTTGATCCTTCCTTTAATGGATATTTAAACCCGCTTATTATATAATGGAGATAACCAGAAGAAAAAGATGGTCGCGTGCCTATAAAACCCGTATCAATTGCAAAAAGCCAAAGGGCTTCTCTCAAAAACAATATTGTAAATACGGAAGAAACAAAACAAAAAAAACAAAAGTTCTCCGCTAATAGTATATGGGTAAAAAATGTATTCCAGGCGTTTTGTGCATTGAAAATATGACACTTTTCCTATTGTTCTTTATATTGGTGGTCTTAGTATATCTTTATTATACGACCGTAAAGCAACAACAACAAGTTCAGCCACAAGTTCAACAACCTCAGGTTATAGTTTTAGGCGGAATGAATACACAGCCTCCGCAAAATGATTCGTTGATGCAACCTCCTGGTATTGGCACAGTTCCTGTAGGCGCAGTTCCTGTGAACGTGGAGTCGCGTGGTCCTCCGTCCAATTATACGCAGGTCGGCATTTTGACCCGTGGTTCTGGCGGGGATCTGATTCTCCCTTTAATGGGTCGCAAATTAACAAGGGATAAAATGCAATATTACACAGTTTCCAACACCGGGAATATGAACACCAAGTTGCCAATTAGTAAGAGTGGCAAAAGTTGCACAGGTGAGTATGGATGCGACGAAGTGTATAATGGCGACACCGTTTTTGTAGAGGGATACTCGGATACATTTAAGGCAACCGTTTATGAAAACTCGCGATTTAACTATATTCCGTATTTGTAATAATAAATATATAAAACATTTATATATTTAAATAATAATAATGAAATTACACAAAGGTTTGCAAGGCACGATTGTGCCAAAAGATTTGCGCGATTTGCCAGGATCAAAAGGTTTGCCAGGATCAAAAGGTTCATATGACGAAATTAAAAAACGAATTCCTGAAGATACTACTGGATATGAAAAAGCACTCGAATCTAAACCCCCCAAAGGCATTGATGAAAAAACAGTGTCTATTCCCGCAACTTATTATACGTTTATTGTGAAAGGCGAAGACATAATAAATATTTTTGAATCAACCAGTGAAATAAAACTGGGGTCAACATATTCACACGAGAATAAAAACCTTTTACCAAATAACTACATTACATCATCGTCTGAGCAAAATGATTTTTACAGCATATTTAATAAAAAAACACCCATCAATGTTGAATTTGAAAATAGCGAAAAATATGTTGCGTTTGAGGTATATGCAAATTTACAACCTGAAACCTCGGATGGTTCTCTAATAAAATTCTACGTCTACCAATTTGATAAGTTAGGTGAACCAAAGATATATTACACATACGGAAACATTTTTGTTTATAATTATGGAATTATGTCTACTTGCGAAATTTTTGAAACCGTCGACGAAGCTGTACTTACAAAAATAAATGTAAATGTACTGAAACGTTCGACACACCTAATAGACATCGGTATTACAGAAAATAAATCGTCAACTGCAATTAAGACTACATACGATAATTTGATTGTAAAAATAAAAGAGCAAGTCTTTAGTTCAGACACCAAAATAAAGAAAGAATCAATTGTTATTCATTATTTGAATGCAATTCTCCCAAAAGACATTGCAATATTTAATGTCTCAGAAAAATATAGCTTTCTAAAAATATTGTATGTGAATATATCAATTCCTGAAAAGAGTGAACATCTAGATGATTGGAATATTTTGCATACATATATTAATTATTATTACGTGTATAAGGAAAAGAAAGCTGTAAAAACATCTAGAAACATAGATGAATATGTTAAGTTACAAGAATCCAAAAGTGTAACAATATATTATTCAGATTTTTCAATGCATATCTTTGATTTTTTTGAATTTTTGATGTTTTTGAAAGACAAAGATAGTGAGCTGAAATACATAAACCTTTGTATCAATATCTATAAACAATACTATACGGCATTTTCCCAAAAAAAAGACTTGTTTACCAACCCCGGAATGATGAAAAAAATTCAGACTGCAATTCAAAAAAACCTAAAAGGGGTGAATACGTTTTTACAAATTATAAATCAGGATAAAGATAATAAATATAATGAAAAATTTAAAATTAAATTAAACAAAGATAATATTGGACAACTCACTAACAACACCTCCATGTTAATTGAATACACTGCATCAACGAAACAGTTTTATGATAAAGAAGGAAGAAATCTTCCGAATCGTGAAGACAAATCCGCATACACGAAAACATATAAATTTGGACCATTTAACAAAATTTACGAACCAATTACACACACGGCCGGATATACAAGCTATAATGAGATTGCAGAGAAATCGAATGAATTTAAAAGTGTAATTGAGAAAATTACACCAGAGAGTCCAATGATGTTTTCATTCCACGGACCAAGTGGGTCCGGAAAATCACAAATTTTTGATCCCATTTTTATAGGTCTTTGTAAAGCGCTTGGTACAAAAGGTTATACCAAACTTAATGTAAAATTTAAAGAAATTTTTCAAAAATATGATGACAAAACTGTTGAAAATGTAGAAACGCCTCTTTTTGAATTAACATTTCAAAATGGTAAATATAGTATGGCGAAAGATACACAACATACTCCCTACCACAAAACACACATACAAATCTTGAATAAATTAAAAAAGGTGAATCCGCCACAAGAAAATAAAACATTCAAAGCAGGAGTTGATACATTAGAAAACGTGCTTAAATATTTCTTACAAGAAGATCGGTTGATTAAAGGCATCATAACCAATTACAATAGTTCAAGAAGCCACGTTTTGTGTTTTTTAGAATTTGAAAAAACGGATACCACAAAATGCTACGTGATATTTGACGAACTGGCCGGAAATGAAAAAAAATATGATTGCACAAGTGATAGAACACTCGAGAAATTTGAAAATATAAAAAGAAAAATAGGTGAGGAAAAATACCCGTTTTACGAAAATGATTTTGATTTGACTGGTGAAAACTTTGACTCATATAAAGGAGGTTCGCAACAAGAAGAGATGATACGATCAAAATCTCGAGCAGGAGAAAGAGATTTGTATAATAAGTTGATCGAAAATGCCTGCGAACATCGAGACATAGAAGGTGATTTTATTAACGATTCGTTAAAAGATTTTAGAAAAGATTTAGAATACATTGTGAATGTGAAAAATCGCGGCATTGAATACTATGTTCCGGACATTTACAATGAGAATGGTAACAACGAGAATTCTTGTTTGCAGGATTTTTGTTTTGGAAAAATAAATTGTTTTAGATTACCAACAGAAAAAGATCCAGTTGTTGAACCGAAGTCTGTTATATTAAAAAGCGTCTATGATTATTTGCTTAATAAATCTGGTATAACGGATTCTACAACGTTTTGCGACAAATTGGAGGTTTGTATTTTTGGTGTTTTGAATATTTCAAGGGCAAAAAATGACCCTCCGTCAATTCATTACGTTGATATTAATGGTGTAAAATCCGCCATTCATCATAAAGATAAATTTACATTTCCATTTGTAAAAACACAATTTGAAAATAAACTAAAAGAATCCAATAAATTCTCTCAAAATTTATCCGCGACATATGTTGATCAATTGTTAACAAGGTGTTCACAAGATTTTAACGGTAATACAATTACAAGTAACTTGAATAAGCCATTTCCGCTAGAAACATTTAAGGCAGTTTTCGACGCAATTGATGATGAAAATGCAAAAACACCGATAGGAACTTTAGAATTTATGAACAAAATCTCAAAGTTCAACGCGGTGAATAGTATTTGTTATGAAACTAATGTTAGCGATTCATACAAAGATGGCTTGTATAATTAAATGAGTTTATTGTCTATAATAATATAATACTATATTATTATGAGTAGTTTTAAAGATAAGGTTGGTCCAATTATTGCCAAACGGAGAGGAGCACCTGAAATAAACGATAAAAATGCTGTCATTCCTTCAGTAAACCTCCTCCCCGGTAAAGGTGCAAATCAGATGGCCGAATTAGGAAAAGTAAAGGGTGAACTTGATGAAACCAAAAGACAGTTGGAAGAAGCCAAACTCTCTTTGGAAGGTGCTAAAAAGAATTCAGATCAAGCATTGATAGCTAAATTCGAAGCAGAGGTAAGTGCAAAAACTGTGGAATTTGAAAGAAAGAATACGGAATTGAAATCGAAAAACACGGAACTGGAAACGAAAAACGTGGGATTGGAATCGAAAAATATGGAATTACAAAAAGAAACTCAAGGAAAGATAGCTGAAATCGAAAACCTTGGAAGCCAAATAAGCGAATTGGAGGAAACCAATAAAAAAATATCACAAGAAAAAGATAAAATAGCTATTGAACTTGAATCTGTCCGTAGAGAAAAAGAAAGATCTGAAAATGAAATGAAAGAAAACGAAAGAAGAATTCAAGACCTAAATACCAAATTAAAGGAAACAAATGTCAATTTGAGTCGAACAACTACCAAGTTAAGTCAAGCAAATACCCAATTAACTCAAGCAAATACCGGTTTAACTCAAGCAAATACCGGTTTAACTCAAGCAAATACCGGTTTAACTCAAGCAAATGCCGAGTTAAAACGTAATTCTGAAGAACTTAAAGCACAAATCGCCAGCATGGAAAGTGAATTAAATACAGTGACCACCGCTATGAGAACTGCTGAAACGACACTGCAAGAAAAAGAAAAAGCGTTTATAACCCTTGAAACCGAGCTCACTAAAAAAAATAAAGAATTGGAAGAAAGCAATAAACTACTTCTTACAAAAAATGAAGAACTTCTTGCAAAAAATCAAGAACTTGAAAAAAGACTTGCGCACGTAGCGAACCAGAATAAAGCATTAATGGATGAAATTAACGAGACAACGAGGGAGAATCAACGTCTTAAAACAAGTTATCTAATAGAACTAGAACGAATCGAGACAGAATCCAAGACAAACTTTGAAAAATTACAAAAGAACTTAGAAAACGAAAAAAGTGAAAGTATTGGTAACCTAACTGCGGCGTATAGTAGTGAAAGGGAGGCATTAGTTAAAACCGTTTCAGAATTAAATTCAAAAATACGAGAGATTGAATTGAAAGAAAAAGAAAACGCAGAAAATTTAATAAAATTAACTGACGAAAATTCCAGTCTAAAAACACAACTAAATGCTCTTACAGAAGCCAGTCATAAACAACTTTTAGAAAAAAATAATGAAATTTCATCATTGACAGAGAATCAGGGTCGCATGGAAAGACAATTGGGACAACAAGAAAAAGAGATAGAAAGCAAAACTGCAGAAAACGTGAAGTTAACAAACGACTTGGCTGAAAAAACTGCAGAAAATGAAAAAACAAAACAAGAGTTAGCTATCCAAACGGTAGAAAATGACAAAACAAAACAAGATTTAGCTAGTAAAACGGCAGAAAATGTGAAGTTAACAGGTCAATTGGAAGAAAAAACGAGAAATCTGAAAACCGCGAAATTAGATTTAGATCGCAAAACGGCAGAAAATGCGCAGTTAACACAACAATTGAGTAAAAAAACAACTGATCTGGATACTGCGAATGCAAAATTAAAAGACAAAACAAACGAATTGGAAAGAACGAAAATAGAAAAAACGAATTTGGAAAAACTTTTAACAGAGAACAAAGGAGATAAAGAACGTTTACAAAAACAAATCGGTGATTTAACTAGGACCCAAAGTGATTTACAATCTCAAATCCAAAAACTAAATATCGAAAATACAAAACTGAAAACCGAGAGAGATGTATTGAGTGAAAAAAATAATAGTTTAAAAAGACAAATAGCAGAATTAGATACAACCATTGCAAATCAAAGAAAAGAGATAGTCAATTTAACAACTCAAAACACAGCTTTGAAAGCAAATATATTGGATTTAACGAATCAAACTGAGGAACAGAAAAAAACAATTCACGATTTAACGAAGAAAAATGATATTAGTAAAGCATTGATATCTGTTTTAAAGAATGAAATCGCGGTTCAGAAACAACAAATTAACCATTTAACAAATGAAAATGCGGTTCAAAAAGAACAAATTGCAAATTTAAAGGAGCAAATTGAAGTATATAACGGATTGCTCGAAAAGATCCGAGAAGAAAATACAAAAATGCAAGAGTCGTTGGATTCGACCACTGAACTTAATGCAACATTAACAAGTCAACTAGCGGATACAGAGGAAAGACTGAGGAACAGTGAGGAAAAATATCAAATAGATATTCAAAATAAAGAACAAGAGATTAAGAATATAAGAACAAGTCTTGAAAATGCAAACGCAGACCAACGAGGTGTTTTTGAGAATGAAATCAAGAGATTGGAGAAAGAACAACACGCAAGTAAAGACCAATTAAAAAAAATTGAAGAAAGAAATGAACAAATTCAACAAGAATTTGAAGCATTACGATTAAGATGCGAAGAAAATGATCGAATTTGCAAAGAAAAAACAAAAGAATGTGAAGAGGAAAATGCTATTATTCAAAATAAATTCAATGCATTACGGGTAGAATACCTAGAAAATGATAGAATTAACCAAGAAAAAATAGTCGCATGTGACGAAAAAAATGCCATTAAACAACGTGATCTGAAGAAGTGTAATGAAGAAAAAAATGAATTGCAATTCGATCTAGATGAAGCGAATACAGAGAAAGAAAACTTAAAAAAAAAGCTGAATGAAGAGACAAACCAATGTACTCAAGATAAAGAAGATTTGCAACAACAGCTTGTCCAAGAGAAAGATGCTTTGCAACAAAAACTGGATAAAGAAAAAGACGATTTGCAACAACAGCTTGTCCAAGAGAAAGATGCTTTGCAACAAAAGCTTGATCAAGAGAAAGATGCTTTACAAAAACAGCTTGATCAGGAAAAAGTAGCTTTGCAAACAGAGAAAGAAAAATGCGATCAAGAAAAAGAAGAAATGAAAACACAGTTTGGTGGAGAGAAAACAGAGTTGGAAACCCAAATCGAGTCATTGAAATCGGAGTTTTTGAAAAAAGAATTGTTTAATAATTTTAAAAGAAAGCTAGAAGAATCTTTGAATCAAGTATTCGTAGAGAACCAGAAAAAAGATGCCGACGATCTGCAAAAAAAAATAACAGAATTGGAAGATAAAGCAAAATCATCGACAATCGACAAAGACGCATTGAAAAAAATACTGGAAGAAATCGAATCAAATAAAAACGCAATTGCTGCCATAGATACTGCGATAACCAATAGCAATTTACTTAGTGAAATTCAAAACGTTAAAGATGAAATTCAAAACGTTAAAGATGAAATTCAAAATGTCAAAGGTGAAATTAACGCAAATGTTGATCAAATTACCAGAAATGTAGATGCAAAAGTGGATCAAATTACCCCAAAAGTGGATGATATTACCACAAAAGTGGATCAAATTACCCCAAAAGTGGATGATATTACCGCAAATGTGGATCAAATTACCACAAATGTGGATGAAATTAATGCAAAAGTAGATCAAATTACCACAAATGTGAATGCAAATGTGGATGCAAAAGTGGGTGAAATCAATAGAAAAATCGATGATATTACCCCAAATGTAGATGCAAGAATGGGTGAAATCGATAGAAAAATCGATGATGTTAACACAAATATTAACACAAAAGTGGCTGATATTACTGCAAAAGTCGATCAAATTATCACAAAAGTAAACGCAAATGATAATACAAAAATGGATGAAATTCTTGCAAAAATGGATGCAGTAAAGGATAACATCAACAAAAATGTCAACGAAAAAATAGATACAGTCAACGATGAACTTAAAACCGAATTCGGTAAAGTTAAAACCGAACTTGGTGAAGTAAAAACGCTCATTCAGATGAATGCAAAACTGGATGCACTTCATACAACACTTGGGTCAATGAATGTAAAATTTGGTGATATGGATGCAGTGAATGCAAAATTTGGTGACCTGAACACTGCTCATACTCAAATCATTGAAAACATAGTTGATCTTAAAACCCAAATGGATCAAAATATAATTGAACTTAAAAATAAAATGGATCAACCCGACATACAGATTCAAGAAATAAATCAAAAAATGGAAGAACTTAAAGAACAAATTGGTAAACCCGATGAAGGTCTTGCCAAAATCGATGCCAAAATTGATCAACTTAATAACCAAAAAAATGATGCACTTAAAGAACTTGACAAAAAAGTTGGTAAAAATATTGACTGTTGTGAAGATTTGCAATTAAAACATTTAACCAATGAATTTAACCAAAAAGTAATTCAGCAAATTATTAGCAAAATTAGAACGTTTCCTCGACCAGCGGTACCAGGAGCAGGAGCAGGAGTACCAGGAGCAGGAGCAGTAGTACCAGGAGCAGGAGCAGTAGTACCAGGAGCAGTAGGAGCAGGAGCAGGAGCAGGAGTACCAGGAGCAGGACCAGGACCAGTAGTACCAGGAGCAGGAGCAGGAGCAACAGGAGCAGGACCAGGACCAGTAGTACCAGGAGCAACAGGAGCAACAGGAACAACAGGAACAACAGGAACAACAGGAACAACAGGAACAACAGGAACAACAGGAGCAACAGGAACAACAGGAGCAACCGGAACAACAGGAACAACCGGAACAACCGGAACAACAGGAACAACAGGACCAACAACCACCCCCAAAAAACCTTTGAACACTGATATCATTCGTGTAGTATAAAATCTTCTATTCAAATAATATACAAATGTCGGTGAATTTAACAAACATTCGAAAAATAAACAAAAAAGCAATTGTTCAGTATTCATATCCCATTGCAAATATTATTCAGCCAGATAACAAGAAATACGAATTTTCTCTCCGATTCAATGGATTTAATCCAAATTTCTCTGCATCTTTTAATAATACCTATATTAGCGGTGTTTGCGTAAAGGCAACGGTTTCAAATAAAAAACATAACCTAGATGGCAATGCAGAACTGGTGCTTGAACATAAAAAATCAGATAACACTCCATTTTATGTAGTGATTCCGCTTGTTTTTGATTCGCCAAACAAGTCCGGTGTAGATGTATTGTTTTTGGCAGAGGAAGACCGTCTTCTTAATTTAGATTCCGATTTGAAAATAAACAAGTCAATATATTGTTATAATAATAACAACAACGACTATATTTTTGTCTTTGAGACTCCGATTTTTGTACAACAAAGTAAACCATCATTAAAAGATTTTACCAAGTTTGATGGAATGAAATCGAACTCGGGGTTCAAAATAACCAACGCCCAAAATGTTGAAGATGAAGTTGTATGTGAGTACGAGACCAAAACAGACGCCGATGCATCCAAGGTCGATACAAAGTTGTTAACGACCATTTTGATGTGGTCTTTTATATTGTTAGGGTTAATGGTGTGTTTGGTATTTATTTTTACAATGGTGGCAAATAAAGCAGAACCAGATTCCGCAAATTCAGTTTATAGCGTTTTTGGTGTGACTGGATTCATATTGTTTATCATTTATGTTCGTTTGTTTTCAAGAACGGATACCAAAAAATTCGAATATGGGGCGATGACATTTTTCTCGATCATGGTTTTATTGCTTTCTCTGTTTGCCTATAATGGATATTTCAAAAAAACAATTATTTAATAAAAAAGTTAAAAAATAAAAAAGACCCTTTGGCCTTTTTATTTTTTGTTTGTTTTGGTTTTTTATAGGTTTTTTAATACAGGTTTTTAATACAGTTTTTTAATACAGGTTTTTAATACAGGTTTTTACACCTTTTCTTATTTAAAACGCCCGTAATATATAATTTCAATATGATTTAAAATAGTAATATTATAAATTATAATAATGAAAAATATATATATTCCAAAAGATGTATTAAATATAATATTAGATTATGATGGCAGAATAAAATATAAAAATGGTAAATATGTAAATGTAATACATAAAAATGATAAAAGATATAATATTATTACGCCAGTTATAAGTAAAAAAATGGTAATAATGAAAAATATAGATTTACGTGGTAAAAATTTTTATTTTGAATTTGGGTTTGATATAGATTCTAGAGTAGGGTTATGTTATGATTATGGGTTTAATGCGCCCAATACATTTGAAATATGTTATTATGATACAAGAAACGATTGGAAACAAATTAGGACATATTTATAAAATGGGCGTTTTAAATGAGAAAAGGTGTAATACAGGTTTTTAATACAGGTTTTTAATACAGTTTTTTAATACAGTTTTTTAATACAGTTTTTTAATACAGTTTTTTAATACAGTTTTTTAATACAGTTTTTTAATACAGTTTTTTAATACAGTTTTTTAATACAGTTTTTTAATAGAGGTTTTTGTTAATGCGTCGCACCTGGTTGCGTTGTTCAAGAGTTTGCGGAGAAGGAACTTGGCTTTTAACAAAATGATGCGCCAAAGGGTCCGCAAACATTTTTCCAATAAACAGTGCTGGGCCAAAATGGTTTCCACCCCGTTGGTCGTGCGCATATTGAACAAATTCAAACAGTTCCAGTTCTGTTAGGTTAGGAAACAGCATATGGAGCACAACCAGTGCAACGGTCCCAGTCCTGCCGTGTCCTCCCGCACAGTGCAAATACACACTTTCGCCGTTCAAAAGACGTTCGACGATTTTTTTAGCCAACACAATAATGGTTTCATCCTGAATCGTTTGCATGTCCTCGATCGGCTCGTGGATGAATCGGTCTTTCGGTAAACTGTTTCCGTATGGCGGAAAATAGTCGCCCTTCACCGTGTTGCCGTATTCCGAGTTCAAGCACACAAATGTCTCCAAACCTCCGCGCAATAGTCCGGGCATGTCTGAGGGTTTGTCGGGGTATCCGCCGACGGCAAATCCGCCGTGCTGAGTGTTTTTGCGCATGAGCCAGTTGGATTCGAAGGTGGGACCCTGAAAGTAAGTGTTTCGACTGTTTCTTTTGGACTGGTATTTCTGCTCGGTAATCCAACCGCGGGTGACATCGAGATTCTCTAACACCAATTCTTGGTGTTTTTCTTCGTTGACACTAGTACCGTTGACACTAGTACCGTTGACGCTAGTACCTTTGACGCCAGTACAAGACCCCTTCACGAAAACTCCGTCAATGATGTTTCCAGAAACACAACTTCCGATAGTAATGAATTCCATTTTTTTAAGTAATAAAGCATAAATAAGGATTTAAAATATATGCTTTATGTGAAAATGCAAAAAAAGAGTTCAATTTTATTTGGTTTATACCAGTGAAGATTTAAAATGGGACGCCCTAAAGGGCGTCATTTTAAATCGTTACTGATATCTGACCCTTGGAGAATTAAAATGTCCCATTTTAATTCTTCAAGGGTTTAAACCATCGATCGATCCATTTTAGCCCTCAGGTCCATCAACTCCATGTCCACTTCTGGCTCCGACCCACGAACAAAATGCAACAATTTGGCTTTCTTTGTTCCCAACAAAACCTTTTTAAAATCCGGATTCTGTTCAAATTTGGCCGACAGTGCGCTCAATCGTTCAGCCTTATCCCTGCCCCCGTAAAAGTCCGCATCCAACTTCACATCTTTGGGTCTTAACACCTGTTTCTCAAATTTACCCGTTTTGCCACCCGCACCTTTCGCCTTCTTAACATTGTTGCAAATTTCACTTCCGGAATCCAGTGAAAAGGTCGCGTAAAAATCGGGAAACCCCTTCTTGAATTTGGACCCCTGGTAGTAATGCTCCACGGTCTGCCACTGTTTTCCGTCCTGGGTGAAAGGCGCCACCGATTCGTCGTCCAACATCCGGCGCCAACCAGGCACAACTCGGAGTTCATTGAACTCAAGCAAATCCTGTTTTCCAATCTTCTCTCCCGAACCCGTTCCGGGTTTTGCATCCGCGGACTTTTCGTAAAACATGAAATGAATGCTGTCGTCGTATAATTCACTGTTAATCGCCGGTTCCGAGGAATACGAATTGAGCACCGGATCAATCCCAAACTTCTCCTGGAATCGGCGGAAATCGGTGATTTGGTGGAATTGTCCCGCATTTCTCTCGATGCATTTGTTTACAATCAGTGTTTTAATGTAGTAGGGGATTTCCGAAAATTTGAATATCTTCTTGTCTTTGTATGAAATCAGCTTGTAATGGTTGCCGGTGTAGCACGTCATAATATAAAACTCGGGGCTGGGATTCGGAACACCATTGTCATTAATACCCGAGGCACATTGCATGACCGCGTCTTCGGAACCGTTTTTATAATTGCCTTCATCCAATATAATCATTTTCACATTTAGTTTCTCTTCGATTTTAGAAATGGCAAACTCGTCGGCCCAATAAGAAGACTGTTTCATTTTTTCCTTCAATTCTTCCAAGGATGTCACATTTTTCATAAATTGGAAATGTTGGCCGTCGTGTTCTGCAACTGCGATGTTTTTTTTAAATGTCTTTTTGTCGTTTGTCATCGATTCGATGTTTTTGACCAAAAGGTCTTTGTCTTTTTTCTCTGTTGTTTTTTCGTATCGGATTTTGAGTTCTTTGATTTTTTCGGATATTTTCGCAATATTGGATTCGTTCGTTTCGATTTCGCCCTTATACATATTGAACAACATTGCGTATTCTTCGAATAATTGGGAAGTCGCCGATTCGGCAACAATCTCGCGCAACCTCGCAATCGTTGTTTTTTTCCCCATTTGTTTGAACGCCTCCGCAATCACCGTGAAAAAACAGTCGCCGTCGGGAGGCACATCCTGCACGCGGTAATTTTCGTTTTGCATAAATTTCTGCATCCAGTTTGAATTGGCCGCAGGATTTTTGAGTGCATCCGCTTCCGATTTCGTTTCCTCTTTCAACATTTCTGGAATATCCGCGTTTCCAATCTCTTCGAAAATCGTTTTCCCCGCTTCTTTCTCTTTTTCCTGAACCTTGGGATTGTGTTTTTGTTGCAGGTCCATAACACCCAGAAGTGCGTCGTCTTCTTCCACTTCTTTCGCTTCTTCCGAAAAATCCCTTTTGTAAAACTCGGGTTCCGATTTCGCCATTTTTAGAAATTCTTCGTCGACGAAACTGTACAACACCATTCCGTTTCCGGCCGTTGCAAATTTTTCAGCGTCAAACACATTTTCCGCGTCCATGTAACTGGATAACTCTTTGGATTCCATCTCGAACACACCGATTTGCGATTTGACAACGTCGTTGTTCGATAACAAATAAACCGGATAAAAAAGAACGTTTTTCCCAGTATATGTATATTTCATTTTTCCGACACCGATTACCACGCGTTTTCCGTGAATTTCGGCTTCGTAAATGGACGTTTTGTAATCCATGTCTTCGGCGTCGATTCGCTTGGACTCGTTGTATTCGATTTCCGGTTTGATTTTTGATTTGACCATGATTATTTATATACTAGAAATAAATAAATAATTTGTTATAAACGTTTTTATTTCCCAACAAGGTCCATATACTTGAATCGGGTCCTGCTACTTAGACCAGGTTTCTTCAACGACGCCAATTGTTCGAAAATCGGCTTAAACTGTTCTCTCAGTTCCTTGCCGAAATGACTAAATATAATAACAATGTTCTCGGTGATTTCCTCCACCTCCTTCTGCTTTTCTACCAATTCAACCGATTCCGTGATTTGGTTCAAAAGGTCGGATGTTATTTTAATAATGGTTGACACTTGCATGTTCTCATACTCGCCCATCTTTGCAATTTCGCAAAGCAAATTTGCGATATTCTTGCGACTGTTGTTCTTTGCCGTAAATTCGCAAAATGCGTCGTAATTGTCGTTGGCATTGACGTCCACGATGTTCTGCATTGATGCTAAAAACTCGACCACTTTATCATCGAGAATCGGGTTGAAATTCGAACCGTAATTTTGGCAAAGGCGCACCAATACAGTTGCATAAATCTTGGAAAACATTTTGTTGGAAATGCAAATCGTGTAAATGGTGTCAAATACTTGTTGCATCTTTTCAGTGAGTTCGCAGTCGTCGCCGAAATCAATCGATTCTTGGATCTTGTCAATCTTCTCAATAAACATCGCAATGTTCTCGTCGCAATTGGTGTCCTTGATTTTATTCAATCCAACACGAATGTCGTTGATGAGTGCCTGGGTATCGTCGACCTCTGCGAAAACAGTCGCCTTGAACACGGGTCGCTTCCATTCATTGTTGGTTTCCTTGGGCTTTCTGGAACTTACTTGTCGAGCTCCTCCTCCTCCGCCTCCTTTCTTTTGGTTCATGGTTGTGCTTGGTGCAGTGGCATTGTATTGGTTAATATAAGTATTCTGAGTGGTTTCAGCGTAGCCAACCAAAGAACAAAGTGTGCGAATGGAAGCGAGTACATTTTCGGGCAATTCATAATTGCACCTTCCGATTCTTTCAAACTCGCTCAAACTGTAAATCTTTGTCGTCATTTTTGCTGTATAATATACAATCCATATATTTATATTGTTTTAGTTCAATTTTATATTAGGAGGTAAGCGAAGCGGAACCTTGATTCCGCTTCGCTTACCCCTTTATTAATATAAAATACTTAAAAACAAAACCATATTCCATATATTAATATGACCGAAGAATACGACGAAAACAAGGTGATTACAACATGGGACGCATGTATAAAAAACGACGATTTATTACGCGGAATTTACTCATATGGATTCGAAAATCCGAGTCCAATCCAATCAAAAGCGATTTATCCAATTACGTGCCGGCGGGATATTATCGCCCAGGCTCAGTCCGGAACCGGAAAAACGGGCGCGTTTACCATCGGGACATTGACTGTCATTGACACAGCACTAATGGAGACCCAGGCAATATTGTTGGCCCCCACACACGAACTTGCAAGTCAAACCGCGAATGTATGCAGTGGATTAGGTTCAAGTATGACCGACCTATGTGTGAAGAAATTTGTGGGTGGGTCTTCTGTGATGGAGGATCGCCGAAGCATTGACGAGAAGAATCCCCATGTGGCCGTGGGATGTCCCGGGCGCATTTTCGATTTGATCCGCCGACGCTTTTTGGACGTAAGCAAATTACGAATCATTATCATTGACGAAGCCGACGAAATGTTATCGAAGGGGTTCCAGGAGCAAATCAAAAACATTTTTCAAATGCTTCCGCACAACGTTCAGGTCGGTATTTTTAGCGCAACCTTGACAAGAGAGGTCATGGATTTAACGCCGAATTTTATGAACGAACCTGTCAAGATCACGATGGCCGCCGACAAGTTGACGTTGGACGGCATTCGCCAGTATTACATTGCCTCCGAATATGACGACGACAAGTTCGATTCGCTCAAGAAGCTGTTCAACATCATCAGCGTCAATCAGTGCATCATTTATTGCAACAGTGTGAATCGCGTTTCGCAATTGTGCGAGGCAATGCGTGGGGAGGGGTTTTCGGTGGACTGCATACACCGAAATATGAACAAGGAAGAGCGCGAAGACGTGTTTCGAAAATTCAGAAGTGGCACAATTCGCTTTTTGGTTTCGTCCAACATTACCGCGCGTGGAATCGATATCCAGCAAGTGAGTGTTGTCATTAATTTTGATATCACATCGGAC